CGATCGAGCGCGGCTCGGCGTTCGCCGGCGCGCAGGCCGCGGCTCCATTCGATGGCGCGCGCGACGTGCGCGAGCGCCGCGGGCGTTAGCGGAATGAAATCTCCGCGCGGAGTTTCGAGCGTGAGGCAGTGCTCGTATTCGCCGCGCGAAGGATAGGGACCGAGGGCCGGAATCGCGCGGCCGTTTTCGGTTTCGATGGTGTTGCGAAACCAATCGCGCGGAGCGCCGTAAAATTCCGGCGGCGCCCAGCGCTCGATGTGCCAGCGATTCACGGCGGGATATTTCGGTTCGCGGCGCAGCTCGATGGCCTCGCGCAGCAACGTGCCCGCCGCGTCGCGGTCCTCGAATTTGCCGCCAATCCATGCGAGGCGATTCCATCCCCACACCGCGCGGTAATTCGGTTCACCGAAACGATTGATGCCGCCGGCCGCGCGCAGCACGCGCGCGGCCCATGCGGGCGTTTCGTGCGTTTCGCGCGTGACGCGGATCATGGTGGTGGTGTGAGTTTGTTTCGGTTTGACGCTTTTGAATTACGTGGCGGAGACCCCTAGGCCTCCATCTGGAATTTGTTTTCTCCGCGCGTCTCTGCGTACTCGGCGTCTCTGCGTTATCCTGGAGAAGCTAAAGATAACGCAGAGGCGCGGAGAGCGCTGAGTCACGCGGAGAAACAAAAGATTAATACCCGCTCGGGCGTGCCAGCGTATCGATGTAGCTGCCGCTGCGCGGCGAGTCATCCCAGAGCTGGAAGCCGGTGTCGAAATAAAAGATGAACGCCGCGGAGACGCCGCCGGACGCGCCGTAAATCGGGAACACGGTTTGTCCGCCGACCTCGAAGAAGTCGATGTCCTTCATGACGGCTCGGCCCCAGTGCGACAGGTCGAGAAAATCCACGCGCGTTTGATTGGCGTTGATCGAAGATTTGATCGGCACGCCGGACATCGTCTTGCGGCCGGTGAAGAGTAGATCGAGATCGCTTGCGCGGCCGCCCGAGCCTCCCTCTTTGATCACCTGGCTGATGGTGATGCCGAGATTCTCCCAGGCATGTTCTTGTTCCACCGACGTGTAGGCGATCAGCTTGCCGAGCTGCGAGATGCCCAACGCTTTGCGCACTTTGTTGATCGCCAAGCGCACGTAGCCCGGAACGAGCGCGGAATTGCCGGCGTTCACGCGCGGCGTGGCCAGTTGCTGCGGATACGTGGCGCGATTCAAATTCAGCCACGTGCCGGTGGTCGCGTTGTTCTGATGGTACGGCACGCCGTAGAGCGAAACCGGCTGCGCGCCGGAAAGGCCGTCGTGCACGATCACGTCGTTGGCGCTGGTGCCCGCGGGAACGTTGTCGACCACGATGGTTTGCGTCGAGCTGATCGGATCGGCCTGAAGTACGGTGGTCACCACGTTCGCGGCGACGTTGCGATTGGTGGTCAGCGTCGGATCGTAAATCTGAATGGTCTGGCCGACGTACACGAGTGCCGCGCCCGGCGGCGTGTTCATGGTGAACGTTGTGCTCGCGATCGAGCCGATCGTGCCGAGCACGCCGTTGCCCGCGGTCTGAATCACTTTGTCGAGAAACGCGCGGAATTGTTTCATTCCGTTGGCGACCTCGCGCTTCACCGCGTTCTCGATGGCTTTCTCTTTGTTGTTCGTCGCGTACTCGACGAGCTTCGAGATTTCCACCGCGAAGCGGAAAAACACCGGCGTGATTTGCGCCACGTCGTAGCTGGTGCCCGAGCCGCGGCCGAGATCTCCGCCATCGGGGCTGTAGCTGCCGGCCTTGCCTCCGGGATTCACTTGCAACGGAATCCGCATGTTGCGCGAGCTGACGCGTTCCACGTCACCGCGCGCCTGGATCATGGTGAGGAGCACGTCGTCCCGTTCGTAAAGCAGCGGCACTTTGTCCCGCACCTTTTCCAGTTGCAATGCGATGGTCTGCGCATTCTGCATTTGTGCCATGATTCACCTCGCCTCGTTTGTATTTGTGTGCTGAGAAGGATACGCAGCCGCGAGGCCGCGATGGATCTGGGAAATTGTGTTTGGTTCTTAAGATTTATGTAGCGGAGGCCTTCAGGCTTCCGTCTTCGTTTTGCGCGAGGCCATCTCGGCGGTCCCAGAAAACACCTGGAGGCCTGAAGGCCTCCGCTACAAACTTCAACGTCAAGAGTCACAATCTACATCGCGAAAATATCGTCGTCGGAGGTGCGCGCGTAATCGATTTCGCGCGCACGCAGAGGGCGCGCGGAGCCGCGGCCTGCGGCATCGCCGCTGGCGGCGCCGCCGACATCGACGCGGCGGGCGGCGGCTTCCGAGCGCGTGGCGCGAGTGCGCGCGGTGGCCAGCACGGAATTGGTCCATTCGCCGATCACGCGGCGCGCGACCGACGGCAGAATTTGCCGCGCGCGTCCGGAGAGCAGCGAAGCCACTTGCTGCTGCTCGGTCGCGCCGAATCGCCAGCCGCGCAGCGTTTCGCCCACCTGCGAAGAAAGCTGCGCGTCGGCGGCGAGCAATTTGCCGACTTCACCGAAAATATCTTCGCCGATGCGTTTCGCCGCGCCTTCGGCGACGCCTTCCGGCAATACTTGCTCGAGCGTGCGGGTAATCGCGCCGCGCACCTCGCGCGCGACAGCTTCGTTCGTGGAGGTCTCGAACGCGCGATACGATTCCGCGGGAAATGCGGGAGATCCCGGTTGAGAATTCGCCGCATTTGGAGCGGCGTTCTGAGCGTCCCGGCCTGCGCGGGGCGCGTTGCTTCGATCGTCTGCGCGGAGCGCGGGCTGTGAATCGTTCTGGCTCTGGTCGTTTCCTAGAGGCGCGTTGCTCCGTCTGTCGTTGTCAACAAGAGCCGGGGTGGGCCCGTGCGCAGTCGCCACGCGCGCGTCGGTGTTCCGTGCGTCGCGCGCGCTGCTCGCGCCTAGAAGTCGCGCAGCTTCATCGAACATGGCGCGAAACGCGGCGGGATCGCTGGCGAAAAGCGATTGCGCGAGTGCAGTGCGCGAAGCGGCATCGCCGGAATAAAATCCCGCGTCGAATTCCGCGAGAGAGCCGAGCGGCTGAGTGCGCGCGGCGTTCGCGTCGCGCTGCTGCTGGGATTGCTGTGCGTCCTTATCTTCGCGCGCTGCGCGCTGATCGTTTTTGTTGCCCTGCGTCGCGCGCCGCTCTTCCCTGTCGTCATTCGTCTCGCGCTGCGATCCGTCCGCACGATCGGTTTCGCGGCCGCGCGCAGGGCAATCATCAAGATCGCCCATAGCATCGAGCGGCTCGAAATCGGAATCGCCGTCACGTGCGCTCGCCGAGTCGGATGCGTCGTAGCCCCCGTTCGTCGATGTCGTTTCCGGTTCGATCCCCAGAATCGCTTCGTCGGAAAGTTGCGTTGATTCGATCGGCGGTGTCGCTTGCATCGTCGGCGTCATCGAATTGACCTCGCGTTACAGGGGCTTTGAGTAGCACAGCCATTCCTGGCTGTGCGGTTTTGAGTTTGTGAATCGCACAAAAACCAAAGGCGCACAGGCAGGAATGCCTGTGCTACGCAAAACCAAGATGGAAGCCTCCCGACAGGGTCGGGACAGGTTCCGGCCTCCGCCACGAAACGCAAAACTTGCTACCGGGCTTTCGTCGCGCGCGTCGCGGCGGGAGCGGCGGCGGCGTTGGCGGCTGCGGCGACTTCTTGCTGCTGCACGAGCGCGCGTTCGTGCGCGGCGGCGTGGGCGCGAACATTCGCGAAGCCGAGCGGATTTTCCATGCGCGCGGCTTGACCGGTTTCCGTCGAGGCCCAGCGGCGGATTTCTTCGAGTTCCGTCGCGTGGTCGTCGAGCAGCGTGTCCACCGGGATCGAGGGCAATATGATTTCGCCGGCGATCTCCGCGCCGTCGCCCGCTCCCGCGATTGCGGCCGGCGAAGGCAGCGCGGCATCGGGGTTTCTATTCGGCGATGATGCCGGCGTAGACTCCGTCCGCGCGCCGGGCTGCGGCGGAAGCTTCGTCCTGACGGGGACGATTAGCGGCGCCGACGTGAGCAACTGCTGGATCTCGCGCATCTGCTTTACGCGAGCGTCTTCGCCGGGCACCACGAGTTCGGAAAGCCCGAGACAACTCTTGATGTAGCCGATGTTCGCGGGATCTGTGAGCGCGCGCTGGACCAGCGGATCGTTCACCGACATCAACTGTTGAATCACCGCGCGTTGCTGCGATTTTTGCCGTGGAAACGCTTCGTCGCTTTCCGGATGCGCGAAAATATTGCCCTTCAAATCGGCCAGGCGAATCCAGCGCGAGCGAAACACGCCGTCTTCGCCGAGCAGCGGAATTTCCACGTCGTCGGGACGATTCTTCCTGAAACAATCGACGCCAAGCAACATCACGTCGGAATAAAAGTTTTTCAAGCGCCGCCACACCAAGCCCAATCGCCCGAGCGCTTGATCGCGCGCCATGGCGTAGCCCGTGGCGGTCTTTTGCGATTCCATTTCGCCGCCGAACACCGCGGGGAAAAGTCCCGAAAGAAATTGCGGGATCGGGCCCATCAACTCTTCCTGATGGCGCAGCATGTCGGGCGGCACTTGCGCCGGCGCGGGTTGGAAAAAACTCGCGGCCAGCGGCTGACCAGGGCGCGCGCGCGCGGGATAGTGCGCGGCGGGCTCGGCAGTCTGCTGCTGTAGTGCGTCGAAGTCGATCACTTGCGGATCGGCGTAAATCGGTGGAATCCCGTACTCGTAAGTTTCCGCCTGAATGTTGGAGAGCGTGTTGTAGCGCTCCTGAATTTCCACCAGTGAGCTGCCAACCGCCGGGCGATTCTGTCCATCGCCGGGCAACGCGTGCAGAACGCGCCAGCGATCGTCCATGGTTTCGCTGCGCGATTCGCAATAGGTGTCGCCGGCGAACGCGGCATAGCAACCGTCGGGGAAAAGTTGCAGCAGCGCTTCGCGCACGGCCGCGTCTTCGATTGCATGAAACGCCCACGGACGAATCCAGGTGCGCGCAAAGGTTACGAGATTTATGAGCGCGTCTCCGGGCAGCGTAGTGGGCATACCTTGCGCGATGGAAACCCGCGAGGCGCGCGCGTAGATATCGTCGGACTCGGCCGGTCCGCCCATTTCGATTTTGTCGGCGGCGTGCGGATACGCGGCTTTCAATTTTGCGCGATGCACTTCCATCTGCCATTGCAGATAGGGAAATTCGTGCATCTCGTTAGCCCACACCGGCGTGTTCAGCTCGAGGCCGCCAACGATGGAAATCACTTCCTGGCCGTTCGGCACGCGTCGCGTTCCCACGACGCGCGGCACGCACACTTTTTCCGCGGTCCGCAAATCGTCCGGCGTCAGCGCCGCGCCGCAGGCGGAGCACGCGGGTTCCGTCTCTGCGAGTCTTTGCGAACTCTGCGCCTCTGCGTTGTCCTTTGAATGAGAAAGATGACGCAGAGACGCTGAGGGCGCGGAGGAGCGCGGAGAAGACGAGTCAAAACCCGCACCCTTAACACCGAAGGGTGCGGCACCCGTGTTTTGATTCCCTGCTGCTGAGGCCGCTTGATTGGAATCCGCCGCTGCCGGCGCCGGCGTTTCCGTGCCGCATTGCGGGCACACATAATAATCGGCCCCGAGCGCGATCTCGATCGGCTCGATATTCGGTTCATCGTGCCAACCGAAACGCTGCGCGTCGGCGACGTAGCGCACGTAGCCTCCGACCTTGCCGTCGGTCCACAGGAAAAACGCGAGCGCGGTGAGCATGCGCTCGACGTGATTATTGCGTTCGACCAGATCGGCGACTTCGCTCGCCATGCGCGCCGCGGACAAATCGAGAAGTGATTGCGCCGACTGCGGATAAAAGCGCGTGGTCGGAACATCCTGACTGAGCACTGAAATGAACGAGAGGCCGAACGCTTGATACAAATTGGTAACGAACTGATAGCGCGGCATGTCCTCTTCGGATTGGCCGCTGTGCGAGCCGACTTCGGTGGGCAAATGCCATTGCTGATCGCCCGGATTCCACCAGGCGTATTGCATTCCTTGCCAGAATAATCGCGCTTGGCGGATGCGCCGGATCTCGTAGCGGCGCGCGGTCAGTCCTTCTTCGCGATACTGAGTCACAAGGCCACGCAGAGCGTTCACGATGCGCGGCGCGAGTTCCTCGAGGCGCTCGTTGTTCGGGCCGAGTTCCGCGGGCGATGGCAGAGCGATCGCAGGCGCCGCGGCGCCGGGAGACGGCGCGTTTTCGCTCGGCGGCACGGGGCCGGGGTTGCTCCCATCGCGCTCGACAATTTCTCCCGGCGCATTCGTTGCCGCGGCGGGCTGGCTCGCCTCATTCATCATTGCGGATGAGGCGGAGCCAGTGAGGGCAGCCCACGCATTTTCGAGATTGATCGCAGTCGACATTTATTTTTTCCTTGCGCGGAATCGTGCGGGCGCGGTGCTGCAGTGCGGAGCGGCCTTGTGCGCAGCGAGTTAAAAAGAGCGTACTGCTTTTTCGACGATCTTCGTGGCCTTGAAATGATTTGCGACGTTTGCGATCAGGGCGTCGTTGCGCGTCGTGACAGCCCAAAAGCCGGTGTCGACAGCTTGCACGACGATTTCAAACGCCGGATTGTTCAGGTCGAGCGGCTCGGCGGGCGGCTCGCTGCCGGGCTTGATCGCGATGAGTTCAATGAAGCCTGTTTGCCTGACGCTGCGCGCGAATTCTTTTAGTGTCTCCCATTCGATCTTTTCGATGCACTGCTGGAAGTCGTGGGCACGCCAAAGCGCGGGGATCCACGCGGGCAAATCACTCATCAATCCCTGGCCGACGAAGGACTCGATGCTACAGTGCGCCAAATACCACTCGAGGCCCGACGAAAATGGCCCGATGAGCGGAAGGAGGTCGATCAAATCGAACGCCAGAATGCGACGCTCGTCGAGGTCAGAGATTTCGATCGTTGGCATCCGGCCATTTTGACGCGGAAGATTCAGCGTGTCGAGTCGATGCCCTCGCGCGGAATCGCCGAGTTGTGCTAGGCACTGGGTTTCGTGTGCGCCTCGCGCATGGCGGCTTGGCGCGTGGCTTCGCGCTCACGCATCATCGCGATTTGCGGCCAGGAGCGGCGCCGCACCACCGGATCGGACGGCTTGCGCTCCGCATCAGCGAACTCGCCTATCGGCAGCGGCGGGAGGCCAGCGGTGCCCAGCAGCGAATTCGTGAGCGCGTGATTTTCGGCGCGCAGCCGCGCGACTTCCTCCTCGAGCATGCGCACGTAGCGTCCTCGCCAGGCGCGCGCGATCGCGCGCCAGAATTCCGCCAGTCCCGACATATGTCCCTCTTCTCCGTTATCACCAGCGGCGCGGAAGCCGCGTCGGCGCGCGGCCGGCGCGCGCTTCATCCGCGAATTTGCGCAGCCAGATCGCGCGCGAGGTGGGATCTTGCGCGGAGACTCGCGCGGCGGCCGCCAGCTCCGCGGGCATGCGAGCGGGATCCATGCGCGATTTCAAACCGTAACGCGCGGAATCGGCCGGATCGTCGCCATCGACTTTGCGTATGTCTTCGACGTTCACGGTGTCGCGCGTGAGCGTGGGCAAGCATTCGAGCAATCGCTGGCAGGCGCTGGAAATTTGCCACTGTCCTGTTTCCATCATTTGATACATCAGCATCCATCCGCCCACGCGATCGTTGTC